CGAACCGCCAATCCAGCCATCGCCTTTATCGCCTTTGTCACCCTTTTCGCCTTGAGGACCGGGTACTGTGGAATCTGCCCCGTCGTTCCCGTCAGCTCCGGGCTTTCCGTCAGCCCCCGGTGGGCCATGCAGTGTAGTAACGCCTTGCCAGACTTTAAAGAAGCTGGACCAAGCGTAGATTTGTGCTTTTGCTGTAACGTCATAAGCATCGCCGCCATCGCCTGTGTATTTGTCAGGCCAGCCGGGGAGGTCGGCTTCTTCTGCAACAACGCCAAGGAAGTTCAACATCATTCCCGCATCCCCGTCATCGCCCTTGTCCCCTTTGGGGCCGTGAGGAGCTGGACCCGGCTTCCAGACTTGAGAATCTTCGTGCCAGATCAGAGCGTATCGGTCTACCACTTCGCTGGGCAGTGCGTGTTGCACGTCGGCCAAATCGTTCAGGTAAACGGGTTTTAAATCTTCTTCACCAACAATGGTCAACGTGCCGCCGTTAGTGCTGACCGTTTTTCCGTTAGTGTCCAGAGGGCCTGCAGCCATGGAGTTATTGCCAGCAGAGATCGAATAGTCTTCCTTCATCTTCTGCAAAGACTCGTAGAAGATGTCGTTTATTCGACCTTCACCCGGAGGTCCTTGGTTCAGCGGTATGCCGTTACCCCAAGGGTTGCTCGGATACTGTCTTGCATTTTTTGGACCATAGAACCATGGCCCGGGGGACTGAGGCCACGGGTTGGTGGCAAAGCAAAGATCGTTATCTACACCAAGGCTGTCTTCTGGCTTCAGCTCAGTAACGTGTACCGTTGGGTAGCCATATATGGAAAGGAAGTCCAGAAGCCTAGCGAACGTAAGCTTTGTGTTTGAGCCACCCTGAACAACGTGTATGAGATCGTCGAGATTCGGATCACCCGAATTCCGCATCTCCGATATTTTTATTCTTCCTACACCCATTAGTAAGGACCTTTCTCAGTAGAAGCCTCTGGAAGAATGGTGTCGCTCAATTCTCCAGTGATTGAATCAGGTGGTGTCAGATCAACAATGATGTCGTCGCCGACGATTGTCCTGCCGCCCGTTGCGTCATCATCAATGTGAACTCCATACTGGAACCCTCTTTTAAATCTGACGCCTGCAAGCAGAGACGCTTTGTGTTTGGACAGATATTGCTCAAACTGCTTGTACGCAGCCTGAGCATCCTGCATGCCGAAGTGCGACTTAGCGTTGCCAAGAGCAAGCAGAAGTACAAGTCGCGACGGATAAATAGGACAAGGATCGTCAAGGTCGATATACGGCTCCGTGTCTATAACGCCCCAACCCTTCTCACCGAAGGCGGGGTAGTAAGACAAGCGGATCGTGTACTCCTTGTCTGGAACTGGCCATAGCTCGATGCGGCCCGCATCCTCAATCATGTCGCCAGCAGCGATGTCCCAGCGATTAGGCATGCGTATACGCACAGGGTCAGCTTCACCCTTGGTGCGAATCTTGTTATCAATCCCGTGCTTGATGTGGTGGAACGTCTCGCCGTTTTGCGAGAGAACCATGTCTGTAATTGAAAAGGGATCGGCCTTTTCAGGAATTTCGTAGAATCGTTTTTCGGGGGTTGTTAGGAATTCGTCGGATACCTTGTATAGAAGGTCATCCCCGTACTGAGAGTAGATTTGCTCTGCAGCGTCTTGAAGGAAGGAGACTAGAAGGGGCTCGTGCATAACAGCACTCTGCCCCACGGAAACAAATCCTAGTCTAACGGATAACTCAGTCTTGAGTTGCCCCAGCGTCCTCGTTTTTTGGTGAAGCATCTGAGTTACCTTTGGATTTTGGTTTCAACATGTCTGCGCCACGTTGCATGGCTGAGTCCAAACGCCCCTCAAAAGATTGTCCATAAACAGCTTGGACCCAAGGATTTCCACCGCTATCAGAACCATACTTACGCATGAGGATTCCGTATTGAAGTGCTGGGTCGAACTCTTTTAACTCCGCTGGCTTATCCTTTAAGGTCACGACTTTTTCGGGACCATGTATAGCCTGAAGAATGGGAACTTCGTGAGGGAACACGCGCACGTATGGCTTGTGCATTACGTCGCGTTCAACTTTGATATGCACTAATGGTGCTTTAATCATATTTTTCTCCCGAGAAAAGGTTGGGGGCCCCGGATGAGGCCCCCGATACAACTTAGGCCGTCGTGATTACTGCGTGGCAGTTTGCACGGTTCATGGTCAATGACCCCTTGAACGTAAGGCCCCAATACCAGATGTAATAATCGTACTGGCGGTTAGGCTTACGAGCGATCATGTCATGACCAGCTGCAGGTCGTAGACGGATGTGGTTGGTGTTCAGCATGTAGCATCGACCAAGCCAGCTATCGTCACCAAGGTCGTTAGCAATCGCGTCGAACGTCGGATCCCACACGATTGGGACCTGCTGGAAGTGAAGGCCAGTGCTGGTCGCCTGCGCTTCAATGGACGGGTCCAGTTGAGCGTTCTGACCAGAGGTCTTCAGGATGGTGTAGCGAGCGATTTCATCTTTCGCGGCAGCACGGAACTCGTCAACAAATCCCGAGCCTGCGATGATGAAGTTCGGACGACCACCGTTCAGCGTGCAGTCGCGCCACAGACCTTCCATCGTATTCACGAGTTCGGTAGTAGCAACGCCAGTCGCCGCATGGTTGCGCCACCACTCGTTGGTGTCACGATCAATACCGCCGACAGAACCGCTTTCCGGGGTCATCGACACAAGGTGGTCAAGTCCGGCAATCGCGTCGGGGTGTTGCGTACCATCGAGGTGGAGCTCGTAGTCCAACTTCTCTTCAAAACCAAGACGCAGGGTCTCCATGTTCTCTTCGAAGAGGTTGGTGAGCTGCAGCATCTCAGCACCGCTGTTGGTCGAAGGACCAGCGTTGTCGGTGATGGTGATGCCGTTGGCGAGCAGGGTGTCTTCGTTCAGGTTGAAGCCATCATGTGCGCCTGACCAAGGGAAGTTGGTCTGACGAATGGTGTCTTTCTTGTTGTAACGCACTTGCGCGTCACCGAAGTACCACTGGAAGTCAGAGTCATATTGAAACCTGACTTGCTCAACGATGTACTGTTTGCCGCCCGGGAAGGATTTTTTCTCCTTCATGAGTTTGGCAAGGAACGGTCGCTCGCGGGCGATCTCGTCAATCGGTTTGTTACGTAAATAATGGTCTAGAGCCACGTAACCTAACGTCTCTAGTTCTCCAGCGGAAAATGGCATTTTATTTCTCCAAACAAATAGGTTAATAAGGGCTTGCGCCGATCTGTATCTATTTGCCCGCCGAGAAGGCCATTACTCAGACTAGGTTTCGTGCGGGTGCTGGCGAGGCGTTCCCTGTACCCCTTTCTGCCGGGGGCACGGCACCGTAAATAGACTACTCACTTTCAGCATACCATCATAGGATGCTGTTTTATAACGATTCTTCCAGCTACTTGTTCCTTGAGCGGTTACTGCTAGGGCTGCTCAGGCGCAAATTGGAACCCTTGTTATCAAGGGGGTTTCGGTTTATGTGGTCCACATCCTTGCCTCTCAGAGCAAATTCACCCAATTTTGACTTCATTTTGCGTCGGGCCTTATTCCGAGAGGATCTTTTGGCGATCTGCTCTGGACTTGAATGGTAATTGGCGTATTCGGATTTGTAATCTCTCATATCTCGCAAGCTCCTGCGCTGCAGGCCCATTCCGTCTCTTTGTCTGGGTTTTCGTCAACCAAGTCCCAGTTTATTTCTCCCAATCTGGGGTGGGCGTTAAATTGCTCCCTAGTTATCCGCTCATACGGGGCGGCCTTGTAGGTGTGGTTCGCGTCCTCTTTTGGCAGGAATGAGATGCCAGACAGGATGTCAAAGTTCTCCCAGCACCAAGCCCCCACCGCAGGCCACTCATCCTCGCTTACAGAAACGGTGACGCTGGGCTTATGCTCGCACCAGTTCAGTTGAAATCGCTTCCACATCTCAAGGTGATCGAGGGCCGTTATGTCGTCCATGACCACAGCCCCTTTCGGAGCCTTCTTCACAAAAGTGAACACCATGGCCTCGGAGTTATACGGGTCGATCTCGTGCGGAACCCTAGCCTCAATCATGGCGGCTGTCACGGGGTCTTTGTTATCCCCGCGCACGCGCCTGTAGTAGTAACGGCTATACTGAGGGTGGATACCAGAGCTGCTGGAAACCAGCTGGCTCACCGTACCGCTCGGCTTAACGCAGGTAACCGCCGCTGCTTGCTCAATCCCTAGCTTCTTGGCCCACTCTTTGTTGGTCTGAACCGCAATGTCTCGAAGGGCTTGCAGGTCCTCATCCGGGCACTTCATCAGATATGGGCAGTCATAGATACCCGTGATGCTTACCCCGAGGAGCCGCTCTTCTTCGCAATTGTGCTTCCAACGCGAACTCAGGTAACGGAAATCCGTCAGGCAAGCCTGAAGCGTTCCCAGTATTGCAGCGGCCCTAACTTTTCTTGCGAGGCTTTCAAAGTGATCGTCTGATCTGGCAACGACTTCTGTGAGGTTACAGAACTGTCTAGGTCGTAGCACGATTTCGGAGCACGGGTTGGTTCCAAAATCGTGACTTTTGTCCCGTCTCTCAGGCGAAAGATCTCGGGCTGCGTTTCGGTTGAAGATTCCTCGCTCGCCTGATTTCGATTCGTAGATTGTTGTCCATTCATTTAGAAATGCTCCTACGTCCGGTTTTTCAGTGAAGGTAATACTGTTGTTAGCAAGGGCACGCTGCTCGTCCATCTGCCACCACTGCCCAGACTTAGCCTTTGCCATGCGCTCATCTGTCAGGTTAGACAGAGAAATCATAGCCGCTCTCCTCACCCCGCCAACTACAACCGATTTGGCGATATGGCAGCAAATGTCATGCGCCTCAATAGAAGAGAGCTTGCGTCCAGCTGCACCACTGATAACGCTAACAACCTGCTTGAGCATATGCTCTAAAGGGCCCGGACCGCTTGCACGCCCACCGAAAGTTTTAAGCCTTGCGCCAGCAGGCCTCACTCTTGAGAAGTCCCATTTGGGGATCTGACCAGTGTAGGCCATGGCAATGGTTTCTTTTAGAGCTTTAGCCCAGCCGATCTTGCTGTCGGCTACTACGATTGTTGTCTCTGTCTCGTAAAATTCTTCAGCGATCTCAGGTAACTCAGAGACGTATTGCCGTTCAACAGAGTACCCAACGCCCGTACCGCAAAGCAAAATGTAAAACAACTCGTCGAAACTGCGAAGGCAGTCAATAGGCAGATAGCTGCAGTTATAGCCAGCGACATGATCTCTCTCTAACGCAGGACCAGCTGTCATCAGAGCCCGCATCGAAGGGAGGGTTTCAAAGTTGTAGATCGCGTCATACAACTCTTTTCTAACGGGCTTTACGTGCTTCGGGTTTCTTTCCTCAAAGAAATCAAGGTATCGATTAACGGTTTCATCCCAATGCTCGCGGCGTCCTTTGTTGTCAAGGTATCGGGCATAGCGGCTGTGATAAATATAAGATTCGTAGGGACTCAACGATCAATCTCCTTCTGGATGAATTCTGGTATGTCTTGAGATATGCGAGCGGCGGCTTGTAGGCACTCCCCGTACTCGCAAGTTGCTGACCAAAAGATGCAGCTCGTCCCATCCAAGTCATCCTTCACGAGACTGAAGTTAGAAGCGGTGTCATTGAGAAACCAGACCACGGCAGACCGGCTATCGGTGAACGCCATGAAGCTCGGCTCTTCGCCATAGTCTTTGGCTAAGAACTCATAAACCTCTACTGT